TGATAGCCAAGACCAGGGAATCGGGTCTCTTTAGTCTTTTCTCCAGTGATCTGGAGCGCTACGAAAACCACCGCCAGTAATCTCGAAATGATTTAACTTTTTGTTTTTAAGGGCCTCAAAAAATATTTCATAGAGTTTTTCTTGCGTTATGTTCGGCGCATCGTCTATTGATAAAACGGCCTTCACCTCGTAGGGCCTTTTTTTATTCATGGTTTCTTCCAAAAGCGAGCATTTGGATGATGTTCTGAATATCGGCCACCTCGTCTTTGTCGTCCTTGTTTTTCGAGTCTAGCTTGGGCGTCGCGTAATCGCTCAACACTCTTATCATCAAGGCCTTCTGTCTTTCTGTTAGCAATAAGGTTAATCTCATCTTTCTTTTCCTTAAATTTAGATATTAGTTTTTCGTATAACTCTTTATCATTGTTTTTAATAATATCAATGGCCTCAACATTTGAGAGCCAATAATCTTCTAAAGACTTGACGCTTTTTAAATCAAGGAATGAGACCAGAATCATATATACAGTCTTGCAGAGAGAACTTTGATTCTGGTCCATTCACTAATCGGTCTTAGCTGGTATTCCCCAGCTGTGATTCCACAGCTGTCTTAACATCCTTATAGTATCAGCTGGCAGATATCTAAGGTGTTCTGGAACCTCGATACCGTCAACCTGGACGGTGTAAAACTTTTCATCCTCCACAGTATAAACTTCACTCATAATGCGTCTAATGCCTCCAAAGCGTCACCTTGATATTGATGCGCGTAATCGGTTTTGTAAATACCAATTATGTAATCAGCGCCATCAAACACATCGTGATCGCGTTTTAAATATTTTTTCATCATATTTCTAAGCTGTCCAGGTTTGCAGTCCTGCCAGTTAGACCTAAACAGTAAATCTAAAGTCCAAAAGTATTTATCCATTTTATCTCCTTACTTGATTTATAAATTTTTCAATTTCCATATCTGAAATAATTAATTGATGTATTGCTAAAAAAGTAAAACCGCAAAGAACAAGTAATAGAGCAGAAACCAATAAAAAAGCTTTAACGAAATTTGTCATTTTTTACCCCACCTACATTTAATAATATCTTCGTTGTATTTATTTCTATCCACCCAACGCCTGGAATAAAGAAACACAACACTCGAAACATTCCATAGCACAAACAGTGCCAGGACCCACAGTAAAATATCAATCATAGTTGTCCCCCTAATCTAAACTGTATTTTTTCTTGTAATAAGCGTTAATCATTTCTTCGGCCCTGGCGTTTGCCTCGTCTGCAATTTGTTCCAGGGCATCAATTCTTTTGAGCAAGCTATCGCGTTCCAGTGGGTCTACAACCTTTGGCAAGCGGTCCTCAATTTCCTCAATCTGCTCGTTGCAGATAACTTTGAAACGCTGGGCCACCTGTTTAATCTCTGTATCTTTTTCTTTATCATTCATTAGTGTAGTACCTTTTTTTCTGGCCTATCTTTAATTGTAAATCCAATTTTAACGCCGCGCATGTTTTCGATTTCTCTCCAGGTCATTAGATCCTCTGGGTCTATGTCTTTAAGCTCAATCTGGTCAAAAGGTAAATCGTGTTTTTTCTCCAGGTATTTAGTAAACGTGTCCATAAAAACTAGGTAAGCAGTATCAGCCAGCTTTTTCATGTATAACATCCTCGGTTTTTTGTAATTCTTCTTCCAGGTCCATGACATAGTCTTTAGTCACTACACCCATTTCCCTGTTGCCGCGCCAGTGAGACTTTCTCCAGACAAAACCTTTGGTGGCCGTTCTCATATAATGGCCGCGAACCAGGTGGTGTCTTTTCTTGTGAGTGCTTGCATTAGATTCGTTGCTAACCTCATCTGGAATATTGATTGTCACCACATAGTGTTCAAACGGTGGCCTCCAGCCTGGTCTTGTTTTGTAAGGCCTGGCCGCACTAAAAGGCGATTTTTTTGGCTGAATACCATTCATCTTGAGTTTTTCTACGCAAAGACTTTTAAACTCTGGGTGATTCATAATACCCATGTGTAAGAAAACTTGTCTGGCCAGTTCCCAATGTGCTAACGGTGCGTCTGATAAATCCTCGCCATTGATGTGTCGATTGTTGGGGTGTTTGACTTTTCTTACATTTTCAACCCATGGATATAATAAAAATGGATTGTTCAAATTAGACCCTTGAAATAGTTTTTGAAACAAACTTTTGCTAACAGGAAACCCTGGGGTTGTAAAAGGTTGTGTGAACGCACAAGCAAGATGATGGTGTGATTTTATTAATTCATTATGTCCAACGTTATTACCGATAAAATTATGGTGAAAAAATATTGCAGGCTGTCTGTCATAAAACCCAACAGTTTTACCCAATGGCGCAAAATAAATTGTCGGTATCATCGTAGTTAGATTGCTTGTCATAACATCTAATTGCTCTTTGTCAAAAGTTTCTGGAGCAATAATACTGTTTTCGCTTACGTTACAATTAATTGTTAATCTTATAGCCGCAACCTCTTGATCCAAACCTTCGTACCATTCGTATGTTTTTGTAATTTTGCCGTCCTCATTTACAGGATTACGAGTGTTAAACGTAGAGTCTAGCTGGTCCCAAAAATCTTTTTCATTTTTGTAATCTAAACTTTCTGTTATTTTAGCCACGTCCATATATTTTCTTACCCAGGCCCTTATAGTGGTTTCCTCCACTCGAACACAAAAAGTTATCCCATCTGGATGATTTTCAATTAATAAAGTTTGCTCATGCGGCATGCGAACCTCAAGGTCTGCAAAAAAATTATTTAAAACTGCTTTTGGTGGAATAACTTTGTGTAACAAACCAGATTCAAATTGGAACTTAAGCGAGTTAATCCAAGCATCATACTCTTGATTACAGTACACTCCGTACCCATGAATAGCTCTTAAAGACTCCTCGGCCTGCTCCTCTTGGTATATTTCTGGAAACGGAAAACCAAGTTTATTAACAGATTGTAGTTTTGCCATTTGCGTTGCTTGGTTTCTCCAGTCGCCTTTTTTGCCAGCATTGATACTGCCAATCACGTCACCAAAGCGCAAAAAGTCGTGGGCCCTGTAGAACCCACTTGATAGTTTTTCAGCGTTTTTTGCTCTGGCCATTACGCCACATCCAAGGTTTTAAATTTTGATACGGCTTGATGAAGGTCTCCGTCAAAAATAACTTTCTCTTCTCCTTCCCAAGACGCACAAGAATAAATTTTAATTCCTGTATTCGTTAAACAGCTGGCATCACTGAATCCTTCTAGTGGAGTAATTTCGTATCTATATTCCAAATCACCATGTTTGTCGTGGTGTTCTGTAATATCACAGTTAACATATTTTGCGCCTTTATTAACTGACAAAAGAAAAGAGGTTAATAAAGCGTCCCTATCTACAAGATTTTTCATTGTCTCGTAATTATCATAATAATATTCAACCGCATCCTTAATGAATGTGAGACCACCTTTGGGGTAGCCGTCATGGTGTTTATAAACATGCACCTCTGATTGGTCCCAATCAGAAAGTGTTTTGAATGTATATACTGCTCTTGTGCTCATAGTGCCTCCTTGACGAAATAAGATTTGCCATAAATTAACTTGGCTGATTGCTTGTTGATACCGTTGGCCTCGTTGAACGCGTCAACCTCAGCATCGGTCATTTTAGTAAGGTCGATAGTGTAAGGACCCTCTTGCTCTTTGCAGATCCCAACGTCTCGCAACTTGATATATCCACCCTCGTAGTCAGTCACCGCAAAAGTGAAATCGAAAACATCTGGATCATTAACCAGGGCCACACGTTTGCCTTCCTTGGCCTTTTCAGCCATGTAGTCAGCAAGCGTCTTATATCGTGTCAAATTGACAAAGACACAAGGTTCTTTTTTTATTACTTCATATTCCATAACGTTATTACCTCCAGGTTTTTTGTTATTTTTACTTTCCACATATCTATTATGCACTTTTTACACAAATATGCAACTATTTATTAATAAATATTTTTTTGTATAAAGACTTGTAATTATGTGCTTATTTGCTATCATAGGTATATGGGAAATGAAATTAAAAACAAAAACAAACCAGGAGGGGTTATGAATAAATACAGAATCTTATATCGTTCCGATAAATTTGCTCACCCTGCTAGGGTTTTCATATTTGCCGCAAATGATACCCAGGCCCAGCAAATAGTCATGGACACTTACGATGTTCCAAAGCAGTGGATAACACACGTTAGCCTTTGGAAACAAAATGTAAATGTTAATATTAACGGTCAAAACGTTTGGGAGGCCGCATGATACAACCGCGCAAACAAATAAATAACATTTACGGCTATGTCCGTGTTTCTTCGGAGCAACAAGTCAAAGACGGCTCGTCTCTGGACGAGCAAAAAAGAACCATTGAAGAATTTGTCCAGGCTAAGTTTAATAGGCCCGTTGATAAATTCTTTATTGACGCTGGCGTTAGTGGTATGAAGGACTTAGTCGATCGACCAGGTTCCAGAGATTTAACTGACATCATGGATAGGCATGACGTGATAGTTACCACCAAACTAGACAGGCTGGCCAGGTCTTTTGTTGAAATGGTCAACATGATACCCATGCTAGAAGAGACGGGTATCACGCTTTACTTTTGTGAAATGTTTGGTGACATCCCCGTGGTCTTACCGAAGGACCAGGAATCCACAGGCCTAGAGGCTAAACTAGATATGGCCAGAATTAACAACCGTAACCTGGTGGCAACTCTGGCCCAGTTTGCAGAGTTTGAGCGCGACATGATTAAGTCCAGATTATCAGCTGGTAAGATTGCCTGGGCCGAGAAAGGTTATTCAATCGGCGGCCATGTTCCTTTTGGTTACAAAAAAGAATACGAAGACCACGGAGCCAAACGTCATACTAAATTGGTTCCCATACCCGAAGAGCAAGAGGTTCTAAAAACGATTTACGCCTGCAAAAAGCGTGGCCTAGGTGCTAGAAGGATTGCCAAACAGGTGCAAAATTTACACAAAGGCTATGAGGACTTTCCCTACCACAAAGTCCACAAAATCCTAAACAGAAAGTTCCAGGGATTAAACCAGGCCAGTTGATTAGCAAAATCTAAATCTAGGGCATATAATTTATGCTATGGCGAGTGAAGTCGACAGCATAGATATTTTTGCACCTCAACAAGATCTCCTCGATAGAGGTGTCATTGCTTATGAAGAAAACGTCCCCCTTTTAGGACAGATTGGTGTTGGCCTCACTCCCGCTGGTCTTGGTGTGGATTTGGCAGAAACAACCAAATATGGACGTGATGCTTACAGAGATTTTAGTCAAGGTCGTTTAGGCCCAGGTTTTGCAAACACAGGCATAGCGGCTTTGTCAGCGATAGGTTTGATACCAGTGGTTGGAGATTTACTAAAAGCAGGCGGTAAGTCTGCGATTAAAAGAACTTTTATGTCGGAGTCATCATTAGCTAAAGCCGACAAGAATGACCTAAAAAAAATAATTGATGACCCGAAACTTAGTGCAGAACAAAAAACCCAACAGATTAGAAACCACCCAGCAATTATTAGAGCAGAAAAAGAAATGGCTGAAATAACACCGACCGTAGATATGCCTAATTTTGGATCTAAAGAATTTGTTGCAAACAGGCAGTTTAATTTTCCAGGCAAAACATTAAAAGGCTACGAGGAAGGAATTGAAGAATTGTATAAGGGTGGAAGAAAATTAGCTTATAAGGAAATGAATTTACCAATACCCATTAACGTTATGGGCAGGGCCGCTAAAGATCAAACTAAGGTCGCAGTTATCAACATAGGCCCACCTGCCGCTGGTAAAAGCGCTATAGCAAACCCACTAGCAGTTAAATACAATGCAACTATTGTAGACCCAGACGAGGCAAAAAAAGTGTTGCCAGAGTTTGCTAGAGGAATAGGTGGAAATGCCGTTCACCGCGAGTCAAAAATTTTAAGTGAAGCCGTTAAAGATATTGCGATTCAAAGAGGCGACAACCTGGTTTTACCTAAGGTGGGCGGCCAAATAGACAAAATTAGGAATGAAATCAAAACATTGCAAAACAAAGGCTATAAAGTTAATCTAGTATTGACAGACATAGATCCAGATTTGGCGTTTGTCCGCATGAATGACAGATTCCTAAGAAAAGGCAGACTCATAAACACCGATGCGGCGGATGCTTATAGAGGTAAGCCAGAAATAACTTACAACAAACTTAGAGAGGAGGGTATAGCAGATGGATATGGAAAAATCGACACAACCACAGGGATTGGAGAGCCTAAACAAGTCTATGAGGACACCGCAGGCATCTTCCAAGACACTACAATTCGATTACGAAAAGGAAGAAACTATGGCGGAGCAATACGCAAAAACACCGAGTTTCCAGAATATCGTGTCGAAAGTCGTCCAAAAGATAAACTCATAGAAGTCTTTGTAGACTAACCATGAGTGACCTAGAAAAAGTAATCTGGTGCATAACCACAATCGAGTCGATGTTGCTCCTGGATTTTATGACAGAACCCGTTAGGTCTGACCTAACACAACTTAAATCGCAACTTGAAGAAGTGCGCGATTCAATGACTAACTAATGGCTATTATTAACGGTTGGGGTAGAGGCACCTGGGATGAAGGTGCTTGGGGCACCGCATTACCTGTAACTCTTACCAGTGTTGGAGCAATCACAGCTGGCCTAGGAACCGTAACCGTAGCCGCCGCGGCCGACGTATCGGTAGGTACTTTGGCCATAACTTCTGGCCAAGGAACAACCACACAAAGCGGTAAAGCCAATCAAACATTAGGAACGTTAGCAATAACGTCGGGCCTAGGCACGACCACTCAAGTCGCAAAGGCAAACGTGACTGTTACAACCTTGGTCACAACCTCGGCTATTGGCTCTGTCATAGTCCACGAAAACGAGGTTATAAATTTAACTGGGTTCCAGGTAGCCTCGGGTATTGGAGCTGTCACCACACAAGCTAATGCAGACGTATCACCGACAGGGGTGCAATTTACTGCATCGACAGGATTTATTTTAGTTTATGGCGAAATAGACACGGACCAATCTCCTGGCTATTCCGCCGTTGCAACAAGTCAAACTCCGTCTTATACTGAGATTGACGCGGGCCGCGATGCGGCATAACGTTTAGAATATTTAAAAGAGGACCAACATGGCAACTTATGTAAATGATTTAAGATTAAAAGAAATAGGTACAGGTGAGAGCTCGGGTACCTGGGGTTCTGAAACCAATACTAACCTAGAACTTATTGCGGAGGCTTTTAGTTTTGGCACCGAGGCCATAACTACAAATGCGAACACTCATACCACAACCATAGCAGACGGCTCTACCGACCCAGGTAGGTCTATATTTTTAAAATATACAGGGGCATTAGATTCCGATTGCACGATTACAATAGGCCCAAACACTGTATCGAAACTTTGGTTCATTGAAAACGCAACAACAGATAGCGGTTCTTCTGGACCCTACAACATTATTATCAAACAAGGCACTGGCGCAACCGTAACCGTACCAAACAGCCACGTTAAAGCAATTTACTCAGACGGCGCTGGGTCTGGCGGTGCGATGGTCGAGGCCTTAACAGATTTGAACTTAACGGATTCAGTAACCATATCTGGCTCTACACCGACTCTAACAATTGGTGACGCTGGAGCAGAAGATACTAAAATCGTGTTTGACGGTAATGCTCAAGATTTCTACATGGGTTTGGACGACTCAGCGGATGATTTAGTTATCGGTCTTGGTTCAGCAGTAGGAACAACGCCTGCTATTGAAATTGATGAAAACCAAGATATTAAATTTGCTCAATCCATAGGTGTTGGTCAAGCGGCATCATCAACCACAGGTGATATTGCCGCGCAAACCATGTCTTTATTAGGCACAACACCTACACTTACTTTAGGTGACGGTGGCGAAGAAGATGTAGCTATTAAGTTTAACGGCGTAAAAGATTTCTATATTGCTAACGATGACTCAGCCGATAAATTGGTTATTGGTGAAGGGTCAACTGTCGGCACCAACAACATACTTACTATCACCGACGATACAGTCACATTAGGCGACGGCGCGGCCGCAGATACAGCTTTAGTATTTGACGGTAACGCAAAAGACTTTTATGTAGCTCTAGATGACTCAGCTGATAAGCTAGTTATCGGTGAAGGCTCAACCGTAGGGACAAACAATATTCTCACGATTACAGATGATACTGTGACTTTAGGTGACGGCGCCGCTGTTGACACATCAATAGTTTTCGACGGCAACGCGCAAGACTTTTATGTTGCTTTAGACGATAGCGCCGATGATTTACTCGTTGGTGTTGGTAGCACTGTCGGTTCCAGTGTTGCTCTTAGCATTGATGAAAACCAAGTGGTGACAGCTGAAACCTCTGCTAATATTAAACAGGTTGCACTAACCGACGGCACGGTGTCTTGGGATGCCAGGGCGGCCGCAAATGCCTTTTTATTACTAGAAGAAAACTCTACTATATCGAGCCCTAGCAACTCCGTAGAGGGTGCAATTATACAAATAGAAGTGGCCCAGCACGCATCATCGGGCCCATACACTTTGGCATGGAACGCTGTATTTGAGTTTCCAGGCGAAGAAACTCCGACGCAAACAGCCACAGATGCCAAAACCGATATTTACAGTTTTCGCTATAATGGGACCAAGTGGCAATCAGTAGGTCTAAGTCAAAATTTATCGCAGAGCTAATGTTGGAAATAATTGTGGCTTGTTGGATATTATTGGGAATGATACTGCCTAACCCAGAGGACTCTTAATGGAAACTTTACAAAGAGCTATCAATAGAGGAAATGTACCTACAGGATTCGACATCAACAATTCTGTAAAGCTAGAGGACGACGATACAGAATATTTACAAAGACCTGCGTCGGGTAGTGACGGAAGTAGAAGAACTATGACTATTTCCTTGTGGCTCAAAAGAACAGAAATAGACGACGATCAAATATTTATTTCACAAGGCAGTAATATTAGGTTCAGATTTAAACCTAATTATTTTGCTTTAAGACTTACAGATGGCAGTTCCAATTTTGAAATTGAAAATGAAAATAGGTTGTTTCGGGATTCTAACGCATGGTACAACCTCGTCGTTGCAATTGACACAACACAAAGCACAGCCTCTAACAGAGTAAAAATATATTGGAATGGTGTTCAAGAAACTAGCTTTACAACTGAAACCTACCCCACTCAGAACGCTGACTTAACCTTAGGTAATTTTAGCGCTACCACCATGCAACTTGGTTTCTTTGTGGAGGGCGGTTATGGTTTTAACGGTTATTTTGCAGAAGTTCATTATGTAGATGGCAGTCAAGTAGCACAAACAGAATTTGGTGAATTTGATTCTGATAGCAACATATGGAAACCTAAAAAATATACAGGAGGCCACGGTAGCGAAGGATTCCATTTAAAATTTGAGGACAGCTCTAATTTAGGATTAGATTCTAGTGGAAACAGTAATAATTTTAACTTAAATAACGTAGGAGCTACTAACCAAACTATTGACACTTGCACGAACAACTTTTGCACTTTCAACATATTAGTTCACACTGACAATAAACCAACAATCAGTGACGGTGCTATGAAAGTCGTAGGCGGTGGCGGTAATTGGAATAATGCCTATGGCAGTATGGGTGTGCAAAGAGGTAAATGGTATTACGAGTACAAAGTAGATAATACAGAAATAGGTGGACATGGATGGAGCACCTTCCCAGACACAAGTGACGATGCTACCTCCACTCAATTTTTATTTGACCAATCTGCTGTTTTACAAGGCGCAAGCACTCATTATTATCAAAGAATCGATGGCACTCAAATATCTAACGAATCTACGGGTTTTGGCACCTCTGCTGTCAACGACATATTTGGTGTATTTTTAAACGCCGATGACCAAGAAATAACTTGGGCCAAAAATGGCTCAGTTTTGAGTGGTTCATTATCTCAACCCATAAGTTTAAACGCGGCCTTTAGTGGACATTTTATTTTTCCATGTAATGTGCAACACGAAAATGATGGCGGTCAATATAATTTTGGTGCTTATACTTTAATAAGCAACACCAGATCTTTTAGTGATGCCGACGGGCAAGGCAAATTTGTTTATTCACCAGTTTTAAGTGGTGTAAATTATTTTGCTCTCTGCTCGAAAAATTTGGCAGAATACGGATAATTAATTATGGCTTATACAACAGTAGACGATCCAAGCATTTATTTCAACGTGGTAACTTATACGGGCAACGGCTCGACTCAATCAATCACAGGTGTTGGCTTTCAACCCGATATGATTTGGATTAAAAGTAGAAATGCAACAGGAGAACACGTTATAACAGATTCAAGCAGAGGAACTGGTAAACACTTTAAATGCGAATCAAATTGGGAGTTTGTAGAACAAAGCTCTTCTACAGGTGTTACTGCTTTTGATAGCGATGGCTTTAGTTTAGGTGCAGACGCATCATTCAATACTAATTCCGACACTTATGTTGCTTGGTGTTGGAAAATTAACGGCGGCACGACGGAAACGATAGCGGCAGGCTCAACCAGTTTTGACCCCTCTGAATCAACCGTACAAAAGAATTTAGCCGCAAACATTACTATTTCAGAGTATCAAGGTTCATCTAGCTTTGGCTCGTATTCACATGGTTTGGGTGAAATACCTGCATTTACAATGATTAAATCTAAAACAGTTGGTAGTAATGCACCTTTAACACTTTTACACAATAAGTTAGGATTTGATAACGCCTTACAAATGAGCACAGGTGGCCCTTATGGCACTACTTTTTTTGATGCCGCGCCCACTGCCTCGGTCGTTAATTGTAAAGATGTAAGTGCTGTTTTTAGACCAAATGGTACTAAATCTTATGCCGCATATCATTTTGGTAATGAACAAGGCTATCAAAGAGCAGGCTTAACTCATGGCAATAATCAAGCCGACGATGGCACTTTTATATATTTAGGATTTAAACCAAGATGGTTTATGTTTAGAAGATACGACACAACAGGCAATGGTACTTTTTTAATAGACAGTAAAAGAAAAACACAAAATGGTGGTGCACAACCATTTTTGAGATTACATACTCAAACTGGTGAAAGCTCTGCAACTGGTGGAGCTAACGATATATATGTAGATTTTTTAAGTAATGGAGTAAAAATGAGGTCTAATGACAGTGAATTAAACGGTGATTTAATTTATTGGGCGATAGCAGAAAAACCAACAGTGAGTAGTGGCGGAGTGCCATTAACGGCACAATAGTATATTATAGGAATTAATTATGTGGGCATTAGTAAAATCAAATAAAGTAAGCGAGGTTATCAATCAACCTAAATCTATGACCATTGGCGATGTTCAATATCCTCGTAACATATTTTCATTATGGAGCGTATCTGAATTGCAAGCCATAGGTATCTATGAAGTCGTGCAAGACGATACTAATAAAAAAGATAGCGAATATTACATAAATACAGAACAAAGTTTTTCGTTTTCGAGTGGAACAGTTACAGCCAGTTACGGCACGGCTACAGCAAAACCTTTAAACGACACTGGGTCTGGAGCAGACTTAGTAAAAGGACTTAAAACCTTACATAAAGAAACCGTTGACAAACAGGCTTATGCTTACTTACAACCTAACGATTGGATGGTAATTAAAGCACAAGAAACAGGCGGTTCTGTTGCAAGCGACTGGGCCACTTACAGGGCCGCAGTTAGAACGACTGCTAACGATATGATAACCAAAATAGATGCCGTAGGCGATGTCGACGCGTTAGCGGCATTGTATGTTTACAACGATCAAACCCCACCAACAAGGCCTCTTGGGGAGTGGCCTACAAAACCAAGTTAAAACTAGGAGTAAAAAATGGAAATGATAGTAAATTTAGTGACATGGGTGACAATCATAGTAACCGTGGCCTCATTGATTGCCGCCTCAACGCCCACACCAAAGGATGACGCCTGGATTGGTAAACTCTATAAATTGGTGGATTGGGCCGCTTTAAACATAGGTCGCGCAAAGGAGAAATAGTATGAGCTGGTGGACTAAGGTAGTGGATTTTTTTACAGGTACGGAAGAAATACAGGTTAGATCCAGAAATAAAAAAGGTAGATACGTTGCAGACGATGAATCTACACCAGACGTAAATGAGGCCTACACAACTAAAAGAGTCAAAAAAACTAAAAAGGCAAAATAAATGGCATCTGTAAAGGACGCGTTAAATGCTATAGAATCGCATGAACGAGAGTGCAGAGCACTATATAAAAGCATAGATAAACGGCTTGAGGCAGGCTCTAAAAGGTTTGATAAATTGGAAAACATGATATGGGGTGTATACCCTTTCATCGTAATAAGCGTAGTATTAGCTAAATTTATATGAACGATCAAAACAGATTTAGCGGTGACATGGATCGAAATGAGGTCGAAATGGATCTCAATAAATTCATGGCCATGATTCAAGAGATTTCAGATCTCAAAGACAAAATTAGAGATTTAGAATCTGACTCCAAAGTTAATCCACATCAAAAATGGATTCATTTAGCTAGAGCGGTTGATTCCTGGCGCATATTCCCCAGGGTTTTTTTAAGCGTTTACATTTTTTTACTTTATTATTCAACCATGTGGTTTATGGCCTTAGAGGATCCTAGCCTAGAGCAATCTGGACTTATATCAATAATAGTTGGTGCTGGGGCGGCATGGTTTGGTTTATATGCTGGGACCTCAAATTCGTCTAAAGGTTTTAAAGGCGAAGATTAATGTACGAATACAGTTGCCAGGTTACACGCGTGGTAGATGGCGACACGATTGATTGCATACTAGACCTTGGCTTTTCTGTCCTACATAAATGCAGAGTCAGACTCTATGGCATTGATACTCCCGAAAGTAGAACCAGAGATAAAGACGAAAAAATTAGAGGTAAATTAGCCGCAAAGTTTCTCAAAGAATCTATAGATAACGGAAAAAACATAGTTTTGCGTTCAAAATTAAAAGATTCTAAGGGAAAGTATGGTAGAGTTTTAGGTGAGGTAGTGGTAGATGACATCAACATCAATGTCGCTATGATTGAAAAATATTTAGCAGTTAAATATTACGGTCAAAGCAAAGATGATGTAGAGGCAGAACATTTAATTAACCGTGAAAAGTTGATTGAATTAGGAGTTTACATACCCGATGAAAAAAAGACAGGATCAAATTGAACATGACCAGTTAGTCAAATGGTCAGCTGTAATGTTTTTAATTACAGCTGTAATTGGTTTTTCTATAACAGCAAACGCGCAATCTTCACAACAATCTGGCACCGCTTGTGTAAACGGTACGCAATATTGTGAAAATAATTCTTTAGATACAGTCAATACTACGACTACGACAAATACGAATACAAATACCAACACCAACACCAACACTTCGACTTCGACCGCGACCAACACCAATACAAATACTAACGTCAACACCAACAATACAACCACGACGGCCACAAACTCGAATACAAACGTCAACACTAGCACCAATAATAATATTAACGTTAACACCTCAACGGCTACATCTACCTCAAATAATACTAATAATAATATTAATACTTCGACTTCTACCTCTACGGTAAATTCGACAGTAAATCAGAATGTTAATAACACAAATAATAGCACCAGTAATAACACCAATCAGAACACAAACATAAATCAATCAACGTCTGAATCAAATGTTACGACCAATAACGTTAATCAAAACAACAACAACACTAAGTCTGATAACACCAATAGAAATATTAACGAGTCAAAATCTGTGCAAACGATAAACCAAAATGTAAAAAGCGAGGCCCCGCCTGCGTCTGCCATAGCTCCAAGTATTATGAGCTACAGCCAAGACTTATGTACCACAGGAGTAAGTGGCGCTTTCCAGGGCCAGGTTTTTGGTTTATCTGGAGGCAAAACAATAGTGGATCAAAATTGTGAAAGATTAAAACTTTCTAAATATTTGTATGACATGGGAATGAAAGTGGCCAGCGTAGCTTTACTTTGCCAGGACGAAAGAGTATTTAAAGCCATGGAAATGGCAGGAACTCCTTGTCCATATCAAGGTAAAATAGGTAAAGAGGCATCTACCATGTGGGCCAAAAATCAATCTAAAAGGCCAGACGCAAAAGACAAAGAAAAAGAGTTTATCAAACAATGCACAAAAGAGGTAAACCCAAAAAGATCTAGTATTAATAAGGATGTTGTCGGCTTTGTTAAAAAAACTTATACAAGAAAAACTAAATCGGATAGACAATGCAAGCAAGAGTTTTATGCTACGCAATAGTTAGTCTGCTATCATTTAACGTATATGGTCAATACATATACGAAAGCAATCAAGCATTATACGATTTACATGATAATGCTAATAACTTTAATGGCGAGTTAGCTTACGAGGTTTCAGATGATGGCATATCTCCTGCAATTGACCTTTCTTTTAATTTTACTTTTTACGGCTCTACATTTACGAAAGCACGAATGGCCACGAACGGATGTTTACATTTTGGTTCTAGTGGTAGCTATTGCTCTGATTACACTCCAGATCCTATTAACGGTCAGCATACCTACACAATATACCCTTTCTGGACTGACTTAATAAGAGACAACAATTCACGCATGAAGTCTTGGGGCGATAGTTCAAAGATGGTCTTTGGATGGTATCGTCTTAGGGAATACAATCGAGCAGGAACGGATAACAGTTTTGAAGTAATACTTTGGAATAATAATTCTTTTGATATTCGCTATAGAGAATTAGAAATTATTAACCATGATGTGCTTATTGGTGAAGTTGGTGCCAATAAAAATAATTCATATACTTATTATTACCATGATGAATGTAGCACTGGAACTACAAATTCTTCTACTTGCGTAAACACTAACTGGAACAATACGACAATAAATACAACCCTAGAAAACGGCGGCTCTTTGTTTGGCGAAGGTTCTGGAAATGCAATTGATTGTAGTAATCCCTTAAATGATTCTAGCTGTAGTGGCTACGCTGATGCTCTACTTACACAGCAATGCAACATAACACAGCTGTATAGTGAATCATGTCCTAACTATTGGGACGCATACGATGACCAACAATGCGCAGATGACCCTCAATATGCACCCTTTTGTGCTGGTTACAGACAAGAACAATCGGTAGCTTTTTTTGATGATAGTAACGTAGATTATGGTTTTGTAGATGAGCAAGAACAATTTGCTACTGGTAACTTTAATGACGGACACCATGAACATGATTTTCAAGACCAGTTTTTTATTGTGGAAATATTCGAAGAAGAAATGTTTACACCTTACGATGATTTTTCTGAAAACCCCATTGAGTATTTTGACGGCCCGATAGCAGAGGAGTTAGTAATTTTTTTTGATCCAGAACCTTTACCATTTATAGATGACTTTGGCCCAAGACACGATGAGCCTTTTCATAACCAAGATGAATTGCTTTTGGATGAATTTGTTTTTCAAGAAACCTTTTTGATAGAGGATTACAGCGAGCCTAACACCTTTATAGAATTTAACAGCGTAGAGGATTTAGAAGAATGGTTTGAAGAAGAGACTAATGAACACCACGAAGAGAGACATGAAGAAAGATTAGCATACTTGGATGAGCCAGAAGAGGAGTTTATAGAAGAAATTTTTGAAGAAGAGGCAGTAGAAGAGGTTTTTGAAGAAATAGAAGAAATGCAAGAAATAATGGAGGAGGAAAGAATCGCCGAAAGAGAAGAAGAAATTAGAGACGAAATTATTGAAGAGGTAGCAGAAGAATTTGAAGTGGTTGAAAGAGAAAACCCAAGCGGCAAAAACAAGTTGATGACGGTAGCTTTGAACGTGGTTAGAGCAGGAGTGCAAACAGCCGCTAATAGTTATTCTCAAACCTCTGGAGCGTCGCAAAATAACAGCGCAGTAAATTCATCTTCATCTAACCTTAACAGTGGTAGTGTTGCCAGCTCTAGCGGAGGTATAAGCACAAGTAATAGTCCTAGTGTTTCAGACCAATTTGCAAGCTCAACCCAGCAAACAAACCAGGTGCTATCAATGTCAGACAATTTGAGCGGATCTGGTGGCGCAAACATTTCTATTACACCATTACCAACTTTTGACAATCAAGCGTCAGTGGCCATTGCGGACGTGCAAGTTTCTAACGTGCAAGGACAGATTGATACTGCATCCTCTGGTGTTATGACATCCTCAGAAGCAGATCAAATAGCAGAAAAAATTATTGCAGCCAACATTGAGGCGCAACAAGAAGAAATTGAACAAGAGCAACAAGAAACTGGAGAATATGGTGACGAAACTACATTAGTTGCTTTAATAGGATATGTTCCTGGTTTTAATGCTTATCAACAAACAACCATTGTAGACAACACAGATTGGTATATTAGTGCAAATATTTATACTTCTGCTAAACTAGATGACAATACCGAGGCTTTTTTTGGCCTGGTAAATGAAAATTTAAAAGGTCTGGGCCAAATGATTGAGGACCAACCAAATATTTGGAGATAAGTTTATGGACTGGTTTCAAAACAAAACAACACAATTAATTGCTCTTGTTGGAATTGTTGGCACCCTGGCTGGCTTTGGTTATCAAGGAGCCGAGTATGTCAATAGGTTAGAAAACCTAGAGGCTAAAATTGGTGGTATCAGCGAGGCAGAAGATAACGTCCAAGCAATAGAAGAAAGGTTTGCATCAATAGAAACCTCTGTTCAATTCTTAGAAAAAGAAGTAGATAACATTTCAATACCAGACGTTACAGAAATTAAAACAGACATAGCAACAATAAAAGCTGATCTTGAAAGCCTAGACAGTGATTTACAAAAACTTGAAACAAAACTAGAAAAAAAAGATAGTAACCCACTGAGCGGATAATGCGTCTTTTAATTTTTTGCCTAGTTCTTACTGCTTGTGCGTCCTCACCAGTAGAAAAAGAATGGAATGATAAATACGATCCTGCTAGTTGGCGCAGACAATTTGAAGAATGTAGAGATTTGTTATATACCGCTTATCCAGAAGAAGTGCAAAGAGATCAATGGTCAGAATGTATGGACAGAGACTATGAGTAAATTACTGCTAGGTGTAATTGGTGTTATGGCTTTACTTACATATTTTTTGTGGAATGAAAACTCAAGATTGTCACAATTAAACCAAGCCTTTGAAATTAGAAACCAAGAACAATTAGCCACAATAGAAACCATGCAAAACGATTTTAAAGTGCAATCCGAAGGTTTGTTGACCTTACAATCAAAAAATCAACAAATTCAAGCCGAAATGAATCGGTACCTAGACATTTTCAAAAGACATGATTTAACAAAATTAGCCGCGGCAAAGCCTGGACTAATAGAACCGAGAGTAAATAATGGAACCAAAAAAGTTTTCGAAAGCATCGAAGAGGACAGTCGTAATATTGATAGCCTCGACAATGGCTTGCAGTTGCAGTCTAATCCCTAGCCTACAACAAGTAGAGGTTGTTTCTAAACCCATTGAGCGAACCTTCATACAACCCGTTATGCCTCGGGAAATTGACCTAAAAGAACCTTACTGGTATGTTGTATCTGAAAAAAATATAGACGAATTTTTATTAAGAGTAGAAAAAGATCAAGGCAGTGTTGTTTTTTTTGCAATGTCAGTACCAGATTATGAGCTTATGGCCTACAACATGCAGGAATTAAAAAGGTACATCAATGAACTAAAACAAGTAGTTGTTTATTATAGAAAAATTACGACAACAGAGGAGAAAGAATGAATATATCAGAAGAGGGTAAATCTTTAATTAAGAAATTTGAAGGGTGTAAGCTAGAGGCTTATTACGATGCGGTAGATGTTCCAACAATAGCTTACGGGCGAACTAAAAATGTGCAACCTGGCGATACCTGCACACAGGAACAAGCAGACGCTTGGTTAGAGGAAGAATTAGAAGAATACGGTGGTTATGTAAATGATGCTGTAAAAGTACCATTGACTCAAAATCAATTTGATGCGTTGGTGGCCTGGACCTATAACTTGGGACCGACAAATCTTAATAACTCAACCATGTTAAAAGTTTTAAATGAAAATAACTTGGAAGAAGTGCCAGCACAAATGCGAAGATGGAACAAAGCAGGTGGTAAAGTTTTAGAAGGATTAGAGCGCAGAAGGCTTGCCGAGTCTATGTTATTTGAAGGCAATTCTGCCTGGCATGAGGTATAACAGAAAACAAAATTACTTTATACTTTCCTTAGACGCATGAGCGTTTAGGGTTAGGTGATTACTATGTCACTACCTAGTTACCTGGCCCGCCTTTATAAATATGAGTGATGTTTCCCTAAAAGATTTTGATATATTGTCTGAGCAAGACAAAGCCGAGGCCGTAGCTCTTTTAAACCGATATGAACAACTAGATAAGCAGGATGCTTGTCAAAAAGATTTTATTGGTTTCGTAAAACACATGTGGCCAGAATTTATCGAAGGCCGTCACCATAAAATAATAGCTGATAAGTTTAACAAGATAGCAGACGGTAAATTAAAAAGGCTAATAGTATGCTTACCACCAAGACACTCTAAATCTGAGTTTGCCTCTACTTTTTTTCCTGCTTGGATGATGGGCCGTAGAGGTAATCTTAAAATAATACAAACAACTCACACAGCTGAATTAGCAGTACGGTTTGGTCGTAAGGTAAGAAATATTATAGATAGCGAAGAGTATCAGCATATTTTTCCAGATACCAAACTACAAGCAGATAACAAATCAGCTGGTAGGTGGACAAGTAACCAAGACGGTGAATTCTTTGCCGCTGGTGTGGGTGGTGCGATTACAGGTCGTGGTGCTGACCTATTAGTTATTGATGACCCGCACTCTGAACAAGATGCGCTTTCACCAAAAGCGCTAGAAAGTGCTTATGAATGGTACACCTCTGGACCTAGGCAACGTTTACAACCAGGCGGCATTATCGTCATAGTAATGACAAGATGGTCAACAAAAGACCTGGTTGGTAAAGTTTTGCAAAAACAAGGCGATGACAATGCCGACCAATGGGATGTTGTTGAATTTCCTGCGATTATGCCAGAGTCCGAAAAACCGTTATGGCCAGAGTTTTGGAAAAAAGAAGAATTATTAGGTGTAAAAGCCTCTCTTCCCATAAGTAAATGGAACTCACAATGGATGCAAAACCCTACAGCAGAAGAGGGGTCGATTGTTAAAAGAGAGTGGTGGAAAAGGTGGGAATATGAGGATATACCACCGTATTCGTATGTCATACAAAGCTACGATACTGCCTTTTCTAAAAAAGAAACTGCGGATTATTCTGCAATCACAACCTGGGCCATATTCAACGCAGGCGATGAAACGGCCGATGCAATCATTCTTTTAGATGCAAAAAGAGTAAGAGTGGACTTTCCAGAGCTTAAAAGACTTGCTATGGAAGAATACAGATATTGGAATCCAGATTGTGTCTTGATAGAGGCAAAGGCCTCTGGAACACCTTTGACCCACGAACTAAGGCGTATGGGTATTCCTGTGACGGCCTACAGTCCTAGTCGCGGCCAAGACAAAATAGCCAGGATGAATTCTGTAGCGCCGATATTTGAGTCGGGTATGGTCTGGGCCCCAGATCACGATTTTGCCGACGAAGTGATTGAGGAAATGGCATCATTTCCATTTGGCGATTATGATGACTATTGCGATAGTGCTACAATGGCTTTGATGAGATTTAGACAAGGCGGTTTTGTTTCACTTGAAGAAGATTATCAAGACGAGGTAAGACTTTTAAAATCTAACAGACAAGTATATTATTAATGAAGATATATATAACTAAATTTACCCATGACGGCGAAGAATTTGCAGGACCTAACATTCATGCAGAAAATATGGATAATGCTGAACTTATTGCTGAGTCACAAGGATTAGTGGTTATGGGTGAATTACAAGACTTAATACAGGCACATGAAATGGAACTTGAGCCAAAGGTATTACACTAATTATGGCAGTAGAAAAAGTATTAGAAGCTGAAAACTCACCCGATATAAAAAATCAATCTACTACAGTTGAGGTTTTTCCAGAAGAAACAAGACAAGAACAGATAGCTAACGCCGCTCAAATAATTGTAAATGAAGAACAAGTGCTTTTAGAAGATGAAATGCTTGAGCCTGCAACGCCTCAAGTTTCATTTGATGCAAATTTGGTTGATTTTATAGATGAATCAACTTTACAAAAGATAGCGTCCGATTTACTTAGCTCGATTAAGACAGACAAACAATCCAGATCAGAGTGGGAAAAAACCTACACAGACGGTCTTAAATACTTAGGCATGAAGTTTGATGAATCCAGATCTCAACCGTTTGAAGGTAGCTCTGGAGTGATTCACCCAATACTTGCCGAGGCAGTTACACAATTCCAGGCCCAGGCTTATAAAGAAATGTTGCCACCAAAAGGACCTGTAAAAACGGAAATCATCGGTGCCAGGACCATAGAAACGGAAGATCAAGCCGAAAGAGTCCAGGAGTTTATGAATTATTACATTATGAATGTAATGAGTGACTATGACCCAGAGCTTGATATGCTTTTGTTTTACTTGCCGTTGGCTGGGTCTGCATTTAAAAAGATTTATTACGACAGTGTTACAGGCAAAGCAGTATCTAAGTTTGTACCTCCAGAAGATTTAATTGTACCTTACGAGGCCTCAGACATAACTTCGGCTGAAAGGATTACCCATGCAATTAGCATGTCACTAAACGAGGTACGAAAACAACAACTTACTGGTTTTTATGCAAACGTAGAAATTAACGAAGAGACTTATGACGATACTGAATCAGAAATAGAAAAGGCTATTGATGATATTCAAGGTATAGAACCAAGCTACAAAGAGGACAGAAATAGAACGATTTACGAAATTCATACCGTTTTAGACATTGCAGGTTTTGAGGATATGGATGGAATGGGCCAAACAACTGGCCTTAAATTACCTTATATTGTAACCATAGATGAGGACTCTTCGACTGTTCTATCTATTAGAAGAAACTATTTAGAAACAGACCCACTTAAAAATAAGATTAATTACTTTGTTCAATATAAGTTTTTACCAGGATTAGGTTTTTATGGATTAGGCTTGTCACACATGATTGGCGGCCTATCCAAAGCCTCTACATCAATTTTAAGACAACTTATCGACAGCGGTACATTAGCTAACTTACCAGCTGGTTTTAAAGCCAGAGGTATGCGGATTAGAGATGAAGATGAGCCACTGCAACCAGGAGAGTTTAGAGATATAGACACTACAGGTGGTTCTCTTAGAGAAAACCTAATACCTTTACCGATAAAAGAACCAAGCAGTGTGTTGATGCAATTACTCGGATTATTAGTAGACTCTGGTAAACGCTTTGCGGCGATAGCTGACATGAACGTTGGGGATATGAACCAAGCGATGCCTGTAGGCACTACAGTGGCTTTATTAGAGCGCGGTACGAAGGTTATGTCTGCGATTCACAAAAGATTACACTACGCACAAAAGATGGAGTTTCAGATACTTTCTAAGGTTTTTGCAGAGTATCTGCCACCAGTTTATGAGTTTGCTGTTGGTTCTGGGTCACAAGAAATCAAAAGCATGGACTTTGACGGCCGTATAGACGTCATTCCCGTATCAGACCCAAACATATTCTCACAAAGTCAACGAGTAACCTTGGCACAAGAATTACTACAGATGGTTCAATCTGCGCCCGATGTGCATGGTCCTATGGGTATTTATGAGGCTTATCGACGTATGTATTCAGCGCTCGGCGTGGACAATGTAGATTCATTGTTACAACCTCCACCCGATATGACACCAAAACCGATTGATGCAGGTATTGAAAACTCTGGATTATTGATGGGACAGCCAGCGCAAGCCTTTGAGCAACAAAATCACGCGGCTCACTTAGACGCACATAAAAGTCTTTTTCTAACAAGCATCGTTCAAGAAAACCCACAAATTCAGTCAATTATTATTAGTCATTGCATGCAACATTTACAATTCTTATCTGCTCAGTTAGCTCAAGAACAGATACCAGAAGAAACGCAAATGCGTATTCAAGAGATTCAAGCGCAGATGCAACAAGTTACTCCACAAGAGGCTCAACAAATTGGTCAACAAATACAGATGATTTTAGACCAATTTAGCGCTCCAATCATGGCCCAACTTACCAATGATTTTCTCCAGTCCATAGGTCAAGGTTCAAGCGAAGATCCTCTTGTGGAAATCAGAAAAACAGAATTAGCGCTCAAAGATAAAGAGTTAGACCTTGATGCTAATAAGTTTGTGGCAAAACAAGAGCAAAGAGCGCAAGAAAAATTGATGGATGCAGACATACAAAAAGAGCGTATCAATGTGCAAAAATCAATTGCGGATGATAAACTCGAAGTAGCTATTGATAGATTAAAGCAAAATGCAGATTTAAAATTGCTAGAACTTGAGAGTAAACTTAGGAGATAATATGACAACATCTTATAAACTTGAGGCTGTAACAAAGCTAAAACATGAAAAAGCAAAACAACGGGCCCAAGAAATGCAGGATAATGCAAAAGCTGTTATGGCGGCGCAGGCAAAAAAAGAGGCCAGTGACGCAAGAATAGCCGCAAAACAAAAAATAATTGATGCGGGTGGCGTTGTTCCAAACCCAAAACCTGTTGTAGAGGCAAAGCCAGAACCTAAGAAAAAAGAGGTTAAAAAGGCAACACCCAAAAAAACTACAGCAAAAAAAGCGCCAGCAAAAAAAAGAGGTAGACCAGCAAAATCCAAAACTAAAAAATAATGGATGAAATAGACCTACTCGATAGAGTAAAAAAATTGATTGAAAACCGCGAAAAGCAAATTCAAGAAACTTTGATGTCTGGTGGTTTAAAAGATATAGAACATTATAAATATTTGCAAGGCGAGCTAAGTGCTTTATACTATATTGCAAACGAACTTAGCGACATATATAAAGGTTAATAATGGCAGAAACGAAAAAAGTGGCAGACGCATATATAGACCCCGATGAAAGAATTTTGGATCCAGAACTTTTAGACAAATCAATTTTAGACCGCATGCCACAACCTACGGGTTGGAGAATGTTGGTATTACCATACGCAGGTAAGGCAAAAACCAAAGGCGGTATAGTATTAGCAAAAGAAACAGTAAATAGGGAGGCCCTGGCAACCGTCGTGGCTTATGTGGTTAAAATGGGACCGCAGTGCTATAACGATAAAGCAAGATACGGTGATAAGCCATGGTGCGAAGAAAAACAATGGGTTTTAATAGGGCGCTACTCTGGCTCTAGGTTTAAACTTGAAGATGGTGCGGAGGTTAGAATTATCAATGATGATGAGGTTATAGCCACCATTCTCAACCCAGATGACATAGTGAGTTTATGATGAATGAACAAGAAAATGCTCAAGCTGTTCAGCCAGAGGCCGAAGAGTTAGAAGTAGAGGTAGTAGATCAAGTAGAAACCGCAGAGGCCAAAGCTGAACCTGTTTCTACGGATGATGAGTTAGAAAATTACACAAAAGGTGTATCAAAAAGAATTAACAAACTGAATGAGCGTAACAGGGCCGCAGAAGAAAAAGCGGCTAGGTTAGAGCACATGCTGGCCCAGAAAGAAATGGAAACAGCAAGCGTGTTAAAACAAGCACAAGAAACTAAGGCCCAACTTTTAGTTAAAGAAGAAGAGGCTTTAGAGGCCAAGCAATTACAGGCCGATGATTTGTATAAAAAAGCAATACAATCTAATGACGCTGAATTAATAAGTAAGGCTGACACCTTAAAAAGTGATTTAAGTATTCAAAAAGAAAAACTCAAAATCGCAAAACAACAAGCAGAACAACAAAATTTTCAAAATCCACAGCCTGTGCAACAACCAGAGCAAGTAGCGCAAGCACAATCGCAACCAGAGCCTTCAAGAGAGGCCAAAGAATGGCACTCAGAAAACTCTTGGTACGGTGATGATTCGGACCCAACCAATCAACAAGCTACGCAGTTTGCGTACTTTACTCATTTTAATTTAATTAACGAAGGCTATGAGGCTGACTCACAAGAATACTATGACCAGCTTAATAGTCGCGTTTATAAAGTTTATCCAGATCTTCAACAATCTGGTGATAATGTCGAGCAATCAGAAGGTAGACCCGCTGTGCAAAGAGTCGCCTCAACCTCTGTGGGAGGTCGACAAAAAACACAAGGCAAAAAGAACGGTGTAACTTTCTCTAAATCAGAAGTTGAGCGTCTCAGAGGATTAAAACCACACAATATGACGGAAGATGCGTGGTTGAAATCTGTTGCTAAAGAAAAACAAAAAATAGCCAACAGGGAGGCAAAATGAACGAAGAAAAAGTAACTACAACCAGACAATCCCGTGAATCCGAGAGTCACGCTAATACTACTCGTAGACAACCATGGAGGCCAGTTAGAAAGCTAGAAACCCCTACACCACCAGAAGGATATGAATATCGTTGGATAAGAGAATCCATGCTGGGCCAAGAGGATAGAAGTAATGTAAGTAAAAGACTAAGGGAAGGTTGGGAACTCGTAAGAGGCACTGATTTACCTACAGAATTTGTCTTACCTACTATGGAAGAAGGCAGACACGCTGGCATAGTTTATAACGATGGACTACTTTTAGCGAAGATTCCTGTGGAGACCAAGAATGAGCGTAATGCTTATTATGAGGGTCAAACAGCTAAAAAACGTGAGGCACTGGATAACAACATGTTCAATGAGTCGCGTAAAGATAGCCGTTATGTGCAGTATGATTCAAAAAGGGAGTCTAATGTTACTTTTGGGAAAAAGTAACAACATATAATAGGAGCGAAAAATGGCTAATAGTGATAGCGCATTTGGATGCAAACCTGTTCGTATGATGGGTGGAGCGCCATACTCTGGTGGTCAATCAAGATACAGAATCGCAAGTGGAGCTACAACTCCAATTTTTCAAGGCGATTTGGTAACTCAACTGACAGCTGGTGTTATTGGCAGACATACCGCAACTGGTACTGTTCCGATTGTCGGAGTGTTTAACGGTGTTCAATACACTGACCCAACCACAGGCGAGCAAGTTTTCAAAAACACATATCCTGGTAGTATTTCTGCTAGTGATATAATCGCAAGCGTCATAGATGACCCTAACGTGGTGTTTGAAGTGCAAGCAGACGATACATTTCCTGTAGCTGATCTGTTCGGTAACTTCGACATTGTTGATGGTTCACCTGTTGGCGATACTAAGTCTGGAAGGTCAAACCTTGAATTAGACGTAACTACTGGTGCTACGACCGCAACGTTACCTCTCAAGGCAATTGATATCTCCCAGGATCCCGATAACGATGACGTAGCATCAAGCAACACCAATGTTCTTTGTGTGATTCAAAACCACATCATGGGGCAGAAAGGTGCTGGCCTAGCGTAAGGAGTAAATAATGGCAATATCAAGAGCTCAACTAGCTAAAGAGCTAGAACCAGGTCTGAATTCATTATTTGGTCTTAACTATGATGAATACGATCGTGAATACGAAGAGATCTTCACTATTGAAGATTCCAACCGTGCCTTTGAAGAAGAAGTATTAATTACTGGCTTCGGATCTGCGCCGACTAAAACCGAAGGTCAAGGAGTAGTCTTTGACAACGCGTCTGAAAGTTTCAGTGCACGTTACACCCACGATACAGTGGCGTTAGCGTTTGCTCTAACAGAAGAGGCTGTTGAAGATAACCTTTACGACTCACTCGGGAAAAGATACGTTAAAGCACTAGCAAAATCTATGGCTCATACCAAAGAGGTTAAAGGTGCGGACGTTCTCAATAATGCTTTCTCATCCAGCTTTACTGGAGGAGACGGTGTTTCATTAATTAACACTGCTCACCCACTTGCAGGTGGTGGAACAGCGGCTAATAGACAAACAACTATGGCCGACCTTAATGAAACTTCATTAGAGGACGATTTAATTAGTATCTCAACTTTCACAGATGACAAGGGATTAACAATCTCTGTTCAAGCTGACAAACTAATCGTGCCACCACAATTAGTATTTGTTGCTGATAGGATTCTTAATTCACCAGGTAGAACTGGAACTTCTGATAATGACTTGAACGCTATTAAGAACACAGGTGTTCTTCCTGGCGGCTATTCAGTAAACCATTATCTGAATGATCCAGACGCATACTTCATCTTAACTTCTGTAACAGCAATGGGCGATGGCCTTAAAATGTTCCAGAGAACTGGCATGGAAACATCCATGGAACCAGATTTCTCAACTGGTAACATTCGTTACAAAGCGCGTGAAAGATATTCATTTGGTTTCTCTGATTGGAGAGGAATCTTTGGTTCACAAGGTGCGTAAATAGAACGACTGAAATACCGTTTATAACTCAAGTATTTCAAATTAAGGGCCCACCAGGGCCCTTTTTTTTGGCCTAAATTAATTACAAATAATATGTATAAAAACTTGTAAATATGTGCAATATTTAGTATATTAGACATGTGGGAAGTAAAATTAATAAACAAGCCAGGGAGGGCAAAATGATAAAAGGATTTGAAACTATTAAAAAAGGGACCAAGCTGATTACTAAACAGTTAGGTATTCCAACAAGGGCGACAGCACTTGAAAGTATAAAACAAGGTAAAGGTTTTAAAAAAACTTTGCTTGTTGATGTAAAAGGCTCTGATATAGGGTTGTTTGACGAAATAGGTAGTGTTTATGTTGAAGATATTATTGAGGTGGTGGCGTAATGGAAACTTACAAAGTGCATCAAATTAAGATTCCAAAAGAAATTAGAAATCTAGTAAACAAGGTTGGCCACATTGAGGCTGGTAAAAAATACCCAGAGTATGAGGCAAGCCAAGACGCTTACAGAGGATTTGAAAAGTGGGACGACGCCAAATTCAAATACTATACTCAAGTAGTCCAGGTAAAAGTAGACGGTGGCTTAGTTGAAGGTGACAAGCCTTTCAAGATCCAAGATCTTGAGGATGTGTTCAGAGTCTTAAATCACGGTTTCTACGATGAAGATAAGGAAACTGATATTGTCTATGAAAACCATGTGTTTGATTACGGCATGAAAACTTACAAAGACAAAGAGGGCAACACAAAAGAATACGCTGACTTTCATAGCTTGAGCGTCGGTGACATTGTTGAAGATCCTAACGGAGATTACTTCTTGGTTGACGACTTCGGGTTCAAACAAATCTTAAAAAATAAGGAGGTGGCGTAATGGGTAACAGAGCAGTTATTACAATCAAACAAGATAATGTGCCAAAAGAGAATTGGGACTCTTTATATTTACATTGGAACGGTGGCAGGGACAGTGTTGAGCCGTTCCTTCATGTAGCTAAGTTATACGGCATAAGATGTGCAGGTGATTCAAGTTATGGAATTGCAAGGTTGGCTCAATTAATAGGTAACTATTTTGGCGGGACCTTATCATTGGGTGTTGGCAGATACGGCAGACTTGATACTGATAATTACGATAACGGAGTTTACGTTATAGGTGGAGATTGGGAAATAGTCGATAGAGAGTTCTTTGAGGGTAAAGAACAACAAGCGCATGACTTTGATGAGTTTGTGAAAGATATTAGAAAGGTCAATGACCCAATATTTGGTTTTGAAGGAACTGATAAGGAGGTGGCGTAATGGAAAACAAAACTTACACATTTTACGAGGATCCTGGGCATGGCTGGTTGGCCGTGCCTTTAGGCAATTTGGTTGAGCTAGGAATTGCTGACAAGATTACTGGTTACAGCTATTTGTGTGGCGGCATGGCTTACTTAGAAGAAGATTGTGACTTAGGTGTTTTTGTCTTGGCTTACAAAGAAAAATACGGCAAGTTGCCAAAGTTCAAACAAAAGTATCAAGAGAATTGTCACATAAGATATTATCCAAACTATGAATATAAGGAGGTGGCGTAGTGGCTAAATTTAAAAGTGGAGATAATGTGATTTGTAATGGAAACCATGAGTCTTATGTTTTGAGATACTACACAGACAAAATGGTTGAAGTAAGACTTTGGAGAGGCCAAAGACATGTTGGCGATGTATGTGTCCATGAAGAAGAATTAATTTTAAAGGAGGTGGCGTAATGGATATTAAAAATTTAGATTGGTTTGCTGGCGCCAAAAAAAAGCACGGCAAAAGAGTCGCTATCTACGATGGCACTGAGTATGGTTTAAAAGGCACTGTTGCCGTGGTTGATTTTATGAGAGGTTATATTCCGCTTACTGATTCTTCTAAAGCCAGCATGAGAGGTTATATATCTCTTAATGATTCTAAGAATAACGATTATGCAAACTGGGACCAAGTAAAAATAGATGCTTGGAACAAAAAACAAGGATTAACGGATGAAGAGGTTGAAGCGTTGATTGACCAAAGTTTTATACCCGAAAAAAAAGAGAGGTTGCGTAGTGTCATTAGGTAAAATTTATTTAGACATGGACGGAGTTTTAGCTGACTTCGTTACAGGCGTCCAAGGCCCAGACTTTCTTAACGGGCCCCTGTGGAACGAGCAAACTTACGATCATCGCAAGGTAGAGTTTACTAACAAAAGGTTATTTAGAAACTTGCCTTACATGCCAGGGGCGTTAGATCTAATTGCCTGGGTAAAAGATTCTAACCTGCCCTGGGAAATCCTAACTTGCTCTGGTTTAATCAACAGGCCTTTAGTGGTTGCAGACAAGACCGAGTGGATAAGACAATATGTTTGTCCAAGCGTGGTAGTATCATCTACTTTAAAAGGTAAAGACAAAAAGATATTTGCTAGGCCAAACCATGTTCTGATAGACGATAAAAAGTCTAACATTGAGCACTGGGAGGAGGCTGGCGGTGTTGGAATATTGCACAAAGACCCTAAAGAAACGCTCGATATTTTAGACTCTCTTCACTTGCTAAAGTAATTCCTTGAGTGTAGTATCTAATTAACAATATTAATTAGCTTGATGAGGGGCGGCTTGCCGCTTTCCATTAATACAAACAAAGGAGTTCATAATGGCTAATCCACATTTTCAAAACCAAATCCAATGGGCGGGTAATACCGTTGCAACCAAGGCAAAAAAAGATCAACCGATGTTTATGCCTTTACCTTCCGACCAAACACACTATGGTTATTTCAATGATTTTATGACCTATAACAGTGGTGATTGGACAATTACAACAACCGAGGCAGGAACAGGGTCCGCAACAGAGGCAATCACTTCTGGTGCTGGTGGTCAACTTTTGCTAACTAACGCGGCTGGCGATAACGACTTAGACTTTTTACAACTAAAAGGCGAGTCTTTTTTAATAACTGGCTCAAAAAGAGCTTATTTTTCAGCTAGGTTTAAAGTTAGTGACGCAACTCAATCTGACTTTGTTATGGGCCTACAGATTACTGACACCACTCCATTAGCGGTTTCAGACGGTATTTTCTTTATCAAAGACGACGGCGATACAAACCTTGACTTTATCGTTGAAAAAGACGGGACATCGACCGATACAACTGCGATTCACACAATGGCAGACGATACTTTTGTTACTGTAGCCTTTTTTATAGACCCAGATACATCATTAGTTCATTACTCTGTAAACAACGCAGAGCCAGTCGGTGTTGTAAACACAAATCTACCAACCGACGAAGAATTAACTGTATCATTCGGTATTCAAAACGGTGAGGCCGCGGCCAAAACCATGACTATTGATTACGTTACAGCTATCGTAGAGAGATAAAATGGCAGACGCAGTAACCTCTCAAACCATTCAAGATGGTGAAAGAACTGCTGTTTTGCGGTTCACTAACGTATCAGACGGCACGGGTGAATCTGCTGTAAAGAAAGTAGACGTTTCTGCATTAGGGTCTAATACAAAAGGGCAAGCATGCACAGAAGTCCATATTCAAAGAATATGGTGGTCTTGTGTTGGCATGTCGGTAAAAATAGATTTTGATGCAAGTACAAACGTATTAGCTATTGGTTTACCAGCCGATTCAACTGGCGATGAATATTACGATACATTCACCGCGATTCCAAATAATGCTGGTTCTGGTAAAACGGGAGACCTCGATTTTACTACTACTGGTCATTCTAGTGGCGACAGCTACATGATTATTTTGGAGTTAATCAAGAAATACGACTAATCTATGGCAACGACCAAAGATGTCAAAAGATCAGCCAGCGGTAGGCTTTCCTACCGCGGCGAGTCTTTTCCTGGTTATAACAAACAAAAAAGAACGCCTGGAGCCAAGAAAAAGTTTGCCGTATTAGCAAAAAAGGGCGACCAAGTTAAAATCGTAAGATACGGCGACCCCAAAATGTCAATCAAAAAAGACCAACCAGCAAGGCGAAAATCTTTTCGGGCCAGGCATAATTGCGATGCCGTCCAAAAAAAGAAGGATGTCTTTACAGCTGGCTATTGGTCTTGTAAAAACTGGTAATAACTATGACAAAAAGAAAAGTAAATAAAGTAATTAAAGGCCTAGAAAAAGCAAGTAAAACACACGCGCAACAGGCTAAAACATTAAAAGGTATTAAGTTTGGCAAGGGCGGCAGTGCTAAATCTAAAACACCAAGCAACGTAGCTAACCCTTCTTTGTATCAAAGAGTTAAATCAGAGGCTAAAAGAAAGTTTGACGTTTATCCGTCTGCTTACGCAAATGCCTGGTTAGTAAAAACCTACAAAAAAAGAGGCGGTAAGTATAAAGGTGCAAAAAAAGCAGAAGGAGGAGAAGTGAGTAACAACAATCTAAAACCAATACCAGCAGGTAATAAAGGTAAAGGCCTATCAAAACTACCCACAAAAGTTAGAAATAAGATGGGTTTTATGAGAGACGGTGGACCTGTAACAGTTCAAGCTAGAGGTTGTGGCGCAATTATGAATAGCAAACGCAAGCCTACTAGGGTGCCTCGAAGTTAAGAGCCATGGCCATAAGCAGAAGTAGCATTGGCAAATCTGTAAGTAAAGGGTCTAAAAAGAAAAGAGATCCAAAAGTCGGCACTGGTAAAAAACCGAAAGGCTCTGGTAGACGTTTATACACAGACGAAAACCCTAAAGATACCGTAAGCATTAAGTTTAAGACTATGGCAGACGCTACGGCCACAGTAAATAAGGTTAAAAGAATTAAAAAACCTTTTGCCAGAAAAATACAAATCTTAACGGTTGGCGAACAGAGAGCCAAAGTTATGGGTAAAAAAGGCGTCGCTAATATATTTAGAAAAGGTAAAGAACAAATTAGGAAAACCAGGAAAAAATAATGTCGTTAAAAGAATGGTTCGGTAAAGGCCCCAAAGGAGATTGGGTTGATATCGGTGCGCCAAAAAAAGACGGCAAATTCCAACAATGCGGTAGGGCCTCGACTAAAGGGTCTAAAAGAAAATATCCAAAGTGTGTTCCCAGGTCAAAAGCTAAAAGTATGAGTAAATCTGAAATCAAATCAGCGGTTAGAAGAAAACGTGCTAAGAAACAAGGCGTAGGCGGTAAGCCTACAAACGTTAAAACTTTTGCCGCAAAAGGCGGTATAATTTCAAACAAGCCGAATATGGGTTTATTCGGTAGATCATAGGAGTAAATATGAAACATAAAATGAAAGCTAAAGGCATGAAAAAAGGCGGCAAAATGAAGTCTAAAGGTTATGCTAAAGGTGGAAAGGCAGGTATTGGGAAACTTGGTGCAGGCATAAAAAAAATAAAGAAAGCAACAGGGCCACAAAAAACAAAAGATAAAATGCAAAAAATGGCGCCACAAAAAATGAAAAAGGGCGGCAAGATGATGGCCAAAGGCATGCGTAAAGGCGGCAAAATGATGTCAAAAGGCGGTGCTACTGGCGGCAGAAGAAGAATGAATGGCAAGAAAAACATGGGCCTTTACGGCAGAAAGTAGTTTTTAGCTAAAAAAGTATTGTGGCGTACTTACATTCAAACATCCCCTACTTTAAGTGTTGGGTAAGAAAAGAATACACTCATAACCATGAGGCATATCATGGTGAGTTTCTACATGCCATGGCAGTTGGTGTTACATCAATGCCATGCAGGTGTCTAAGTTTCCAAGTTATATTTACAGGCATAGCTCCAGACGGCGAACCAGAAGATACGGTTCATGGTGGCGCTATGTGGGCCAGGATGCCGATTACAGGCCTAGTCGGTGACTCAGTTTTTGAAGAATGGCCAGAACCTATGGCCGTGCATGATGCACAACCCTGGGATTGCTCATCCCATCATCATGCCGTTTATGTAATTGACAGAGCAACACCTTGTCCCTGGATAGCAAAAATAGACGGTGAGTTTTACCCAGCTAAATACATGTTTACGGTTGATTACACTGAGAGCGAGATTGCGGATGACCCAGCACAACATAAACAAAGTCACGTTATGGAGCTTTTAGATGCTGGTCAATGGACAGGTAACATTGTGGCTTTACCTAATAATCGTGTCCGAGTTACACACCCAGCTTGGTTTACGCATGGAGAGGGCGCACCCGATTTCCGACCCTCTCAACATATACATTATTCTAAATCTGATTTAGACTATACTTTAGACGTAAATCGAGTTTTTGATAACTTATATAACGACACGGAGGATTAATGGCGACATCTAACAGTAAAAATTTTGAGCCAGACGTAGCCGAATATATAGAAGAGGCTTTTGAGCGTTGTGGTTTAGAATTGCGTACGGGTTACGATCTGAAAAGTGCTAACAGAAGTTTAAATCTAATGTTAGCAGAGTGGGCCAACAGAGGCTTAAATCAGTGGACCATTGCACAAAAAACCGTAACCATGGTCAAAGACACCACAGAATACAACATTGATAGTACCAATGGTACAGCACCCATAGATGTATTAGACGTCTTTATACGCGAAACAGTAAGCTCAGAAACAACAGATTTGCCTATGACCAGGTTAAGCAGAGCAGAATACTCACATATCGTTAATAAATCATCGACAGGCAAACCCAATCAATATTTTGTCAACAAACAAATTACACCGACAATTTCAGTGTGGCCAGCGCCAGATAAATCAAGCACTTACACTGTGGTTATGAATGTTTTAACCAGGATGGATGATTCAGATTCAGCAACCAATACTATGGAAGTGCCATTTCGTTTTTATCCATGTTTGACTGCTGGCCTTGCTTATTACATATCTATGAAAAGAGCACCCGAAAGAACCGCTATGTTGAAAAGCATGTACGAAGAGGAGTTTACAAGAGCGCTATCTCAAGATGAGGATAGGGCCTCTTTTAGAATATCTCCAGATATTCGCAGTTACAACAACGCATAATGGCTTTTGCATCGGGTAAATTTGCTTACGGAATCTGCGACATAACAGGTTTCCGTTATAAATTAAAAGACATGAAAAGAACCTGGGACGGTTTATTGGTCGGCCCAGACCAATTTGACCCAAAACATCCACAGTTGATGCCAAGGCCAGTACCACAAGACCCACAAGCGTTACGCAATGCTAGACCAGAACAAAAAGATGACAACAATTTTTTTGTTGTTTACACTAACGTAGGTGACGGAAAATTAGGCGAAGAATTAACAACGTTTGGACTAACAAGTAGCGTTGGAACAGTAACCGTATCAATAACATGAGTTTTACACTAGCAACATTAAAAACAGCGGTTCAAGACTATTTACAAGTTTCTGAATCTACGTTTACCTCACAATTAAATACATTTATTACAGAGGCAGAGGACCGAATATTTAGTTTGGTCCAGTTACCTAAACAAAGAAAAAATGTCCAAGGGACGCTCACTTCAAGTAATAGATTTTTAGCGACACCGACAGATTTTTATGCACCATTTAGTTTGGCTATTATTAGCTCAGACACATACGATTATTTAGATTTTAAACACTCATCTTTTATTAAAGAGTATGCACCTGGCTCGACATCAACAGGACAGCCAAAATACTACTCTTTATTTGATGACACAGCTTTTGAGGTTGCACCTGTACCCAACGCTAACTATACGGTAGAGTTGCATTATTTACATAAACCAGCATCTTTAACGAGCGGTAGTGACAGCGGTACAACATTTTTGTCTACAGATTATCCAGACGCATTGTTGTATGGCACGTTAGTAGAGGGGGCCATATTCTTAAAAGAGCCACTTGATGTCGTTACCCAGTTTGAGGGGCGTTTCAAGGAGGCAGTGGCGAGGATCAAAAACATATCCGAAGGTAGAGGTACCAGGGATGAGTACAGATATGATCTATTACGCACTGGCGTGAGTTAGTGAATGAAGTAGAAAGTAATCAAAAAACACCAGACGAAAATCTAAAAGGTAAACGAGTAGCTATTGTTGGTTTGGGTATAAGCCAGGTGGACTTTGCTATCGGTTTGCAAAATGGCAGAACATGGGACGAGGTTTGGTGCATTAATTCAGCTGGTGCAACCTATCCATGTCATAAAATATTTATGTTGGATCCTGCCAGCAGATTTTTTGACACAGAAGATGCAGGTAAGCAAACCAATGTCATGCAACGTTTGTTATCAAAAACCACAACACCCATTTACACATGCGAGCTGGATGAAAGGTTAAAAAATCCAATAGTATTTCCCGTTGAAGAGGTGTGTAACGCTACTAAATGTGCATATTTAAACAACACGGTAGCTTATGCCATAGCTTTTGCGTTGTGGAACCAGGTTGGTAGAATAGATTTATTTGGTATTGATTTTTCTTATAAGGAAAACATGCACTTTGCCGAGGCTGGACGCGCTTGCGTCGAGTTTTGGATTAGCAAATGTATGGAAAATGACATACTCGTAGGAATGAGCGGTAGATCTACAGTGTTAGATTCAAATGTTCCAGCTACCGAAAAGCTATATGGTTTTCATAGACTAGATAAACCATTGGTTGCCATACCACATGAGGGTAAGTTTATCATTGGTCCTTATAATGAAATTAACGAAAGATTAGAAAAAGTGGGATTGAAAATAAACGAAGATGTTGCGCCACCAGAACCGTACAAAGGATGAGTGTAGATAGTCAATTTAAACTTGGAAACATATCTGTTCATGCGACGCAGAATGAAGGACACTCACCAGAATTTTGGGCCGAACAAGCTACTAAGAAAATTTGCGATTATTCTAACGAGGCACCAGAGCATATAAAACAACAGGCCCACGCTTTCCAAACTCAAGTTTATAATGTAATCTTACATAGTATTAAAAATGCAATTAAGTCAAAGAATACGACTTATGTAAATTTGTTAAAAAAACAAGGCCACAGTGACATGGCCGATATTATTAAGGAGCTTTAAATGGCTATTACATCGGCAATATGCACAAGTTTCAAACAAGAGCTTTTGGTTGGAACACATAATTTTACTAACAGTAGCGGTAACTCGTTTAAATTAGCGTTATACACATCCTCTGCTACTTTGGGTGCTGGCACAACAGCTTATGTTACTACTGGAGAGGCCTCTGGAACTAACTATACAGCCGCAGGATCAGCATTAACCAACGTAACACCTGCTACATCTGGAACAACCGCTGTATGTGATTTTGCAGATTTAACTTTTACTAATGCAACTGTGACAGCTAGAGGTTGTTTAATCTATAACGACACCAATAGTGATAAAGCTGTTTGTGCTATTGACTTTGGTGGAGATAAAACTAGCACAGCTGGTGACTTTACGATTGTATTTCCAAGTGCAACAGCCACAGGTGCGATTATCAGATTGGCTTAATTCTATTTTTAAAATGGTAGAATTTAGATATGCCGCTAACAAAAGTTAATTTCAGACCAGGAATCAATAAAGAGGAAACCGACTATTCTAATGAGGGTGGTTGGGTCGATGGTAATTTTATTCGATTCAGAAAGGGTCGTGTTGAAAAAATTGGTGGCTGGGAAAAATACATAGATTCTACTGTCATCGGTTCTCCGAGAGCTTTACATGCCTGGATTGCACTAGATGGATCTCAATATCTTGGTGTTGGCACCACTAACAAATATTACGTTGAAAATGGTAATGTATATTACGATGTAACACCAATTCGTAGGTCCTCAACCAATTCGACAACGTTCGGGGCCACAAATGGTTCCTCAACTATAACCGTTACCGAAACAAGTCATGGCGCAGTAAACGGAGATTTCGTAACCTTTTCGAGCGCTGTAAGTTTAGGTGGTAATATTACTGCAACGGTCTTAAATCAAGAGTATCAAATAACCCTAGTAACGGGGGCAAACACCTACGAAATTACTGCAAAAGATACCTCTGGTGCTACTGTGACAGCTAATGCTAGTGATTCGGGTAATGGTGGTTCGGCAACCGACGCAGTTTATCAAATCAACTCTGGTTTAGATGTGTTTGTGCCTAGCACGGGTTGGGGCGTTGGAACATGGGGTGCTGGAGCCTGGGGAGCCGCTACAGCCTTGAGCGATACAAACAACTTAAGACTTTGGACACACGATAATTTTGGTGAAGATTTAATAATAAATCCAAGAGCTGGCGGCATATTTAAGTGGGATGAAAGCGATGGCCTAACAACTAGGGCAGTAGAATTATCTGGTATTTCTGGGGCCAACAAAGTGCCGACAAAAGCCTTGCAAGTAATTACCTCAGAAACAGATAGGCATTTAATTGTTTTAGGCGCCGACCCTTTAAGTGGCGGCTCAAGGACGGGTGCCATAGACCCCATGTTGGTGGCTTTCTCGGACCAAGAAAACGAACTAGAGTTTGAGCCGTTAAGCACGAACTCTGCTGGTTCTTTACGCTTATCAAGTGGTTCATCAATCATCGCTGGTATTAAATCCAGGCAAGAGGTTTTAATCTGGACCGACACTTCCTTATACAGCATGCAATTTATTGGGCCACCGCTGACTTTTGCGATGAACCTTATCAATGAGGGCGCTGGATTGATTGGCCCGAAAGCAGTGGTCAACGC